GCTAAATCCGTTGTTCAGGATGTTAGCGGCCTTAACCTGCTTGGTGTTCGCCATTGAACGAGCAAGGGCTTTGGTGTAACGAGCCGAGAGAGAGTCATAGAGGTTGTCCTCGATGGCCTCTTCGGTGATCGAAAAACCAAGAGCGATTGTCTCGTGGTTGTAGCGAGCGGTCCATGCCTCTTGAGCATTGTCATAGGCGATTGCCGCACCCTCACCCTTAACAGGTGCAGTGCCGAAGCCGGAGAGTTTCGTCTCCTCTTCAAATGAACGCTCAGAAGTCTCCGTCTCAAAGATCGCTTTATGCTCCTCGGGGTAACGGTCATACTCCATACCAAACAAAGCATTTAGCCCGGGCAGGAGTTCCTTTAGTTGTTGGGAACGTGAAATAGCCATTTTTACTTACTCCTTATACGCCGAGCGAGTTGGTGTAAGAATGAACACCCACATTGAGTTTAACGATAAACTCGGGGTAGTCATCCGTCTGAGTGCCGTCCACAACATCAACGATGCGAACTGCATACGTTGCTGTCGTTACAAGACCAGCGCCGTTTGAGCCGACCAAAAGATTGACACCAGAATTACCAGTAGCGGTGCTACCGGCCGTGCCGAAACCAAGTTGGGCGTTCTTGCCGATTGCACCGGGCCAGCCCGAGCCGTCCGTTCCGCTGTTGAACGTGCCGAGAGCGGCTGAACCTTGAATCTGGAACAGTGCATCGGGATCGTCCATCACACGAACGAAGACATCGGTTGCGCCGCCGGTGATGAGGTTGGCAGGGAGGAACTGACGGTACTGGATAATGCCAGTCGAATCAGTGTACCGAGCGCCAACGCACACACCAACGATACCGGCAGTAGCGTCAGCAGAGGTGGCAGGGATTTTAATAGCGACCGGGGTGGCGCTGACTGCGGAGGGAAGACCCACCGAACTCAGAACAACCAGATCACCATTGAAGATAGCGGCAGAGTTATTGGAAGCAACTTTGTACTCCCGGATAACGCCGCCATTAAAGGCTTGACCACCGATCAGGTTGATCGGTCGAAGCCCAAAGGGGGAAGCGACTGAAGCCATTTTTAACTCCTAGTTAACCTCTCGTGCCTCGTGTCGTGGTCGATTTACGCTCACTAAACATCGGCATCCGAGGATCATTTTCTCTCATAAGGGTTGCGTCTACCGCCGCCGCTTGGTCTTGGGTCATCTTGTCGTAATAAGCATTACGCTGATCCACCATTTCCTGCGGTGCTTTGCAAAGCATCAACCCACCAATTTCTACATTTCCTGCGTGTTTCCCGTAGGTCTGAAGTTCCGGGTGGTCTTCCAACTTCACCGGTTCCCAGCCCTGTGTCCTTTTAGAAGAGACATTCCTTTCGTCTGACTGGCCCAGCGTACTGGTCCGAATCCAACGGTAGGCATAGTCCGCTTCCTTAAAGGGATCGGGGAGTAACGATGGAGGTGTCCATCGCTTGGTTGTGTTTTGGCGTGTCTCTAGTTCACGAGGTGTACGATTAGTCATTGTTTTGCTCCTTCATCACATATTTGGCATATTCTTGCAGGGGTACTCCAAGGCGTTTGGCGATTGCCACTTCAGATTTGCTTAATCTGACCTTGCTAGATCCTGTTGACCGGGATGCGGGAGCAACCACATTGGCGGGCCGTTTGGACCCGAATTTGCTCGGAAATACCTCACGCACTCTCTTTTCAATGCGCTCAAAGTATTCTTGTGAGCTTGGCGTTATGCCTCTGGCGACGAGATCGTCGTGTACACCGAGTGCGAAACTACGCATTTCTCGGTCTTTTTCAAACCACTCATTTTGGGCGACCCATCGACGAGTTCTCTCATCGGGGACGATTTGTGGAATTTGTACACTACTTTGTTGTTGTTGTAAAGGGGTATTTTGATAAACAGGGCGATAATTTTCTACCTCCCTTTGTTCAGCAGAATACGAAGCGAGCCTCTTCTGAGCATCCAACATTTTGTCGGTATCCCCAGCCTCATACGCATCCTTATAGTCTCGTTCGGCTTGAGCGAGGCGGGCGCTAACCCTGTCCTTATGGCTTTCAATAAGAACTGATTCGCCTTGGGACAGTCTTTGCTGGAGTAGGCGGTTTTGTTCCGCCACGGCTTTGGCATATTTAAGGGCTTCCTGATGCTCACGGGCAAGGCGTTCTTTTTCCCGCCGTTCGTCGTGAACATTTCTTGATAACTGCTTTAAACGATGTTGGACGTTCTTACTGTACTGGGAGATCTCGTCCTCGGGAATTTCTACATCCCCAAGATGCTCTTTATTACGGTCTTCTTCAGGGGTGTCGTCATAGACCTCAACATCATCTTCTTTCTTTTCATTTTCAACTTCTTGGACGTTTTCGTCCTCGACCTCAAATTCAACTTTATCTTCGTCTTTCATAGCCGCTCCTTAAATGCGTGTGATTCCACGGGGGTCTTCAACGACTGCTTCAACCATGTCGTCATTAATCAGGCGGAATTCCTCATTGCCCTCTTTGGAGACAATCTTGAACCGGGTTCCGGAATACGCCCTCATCAGGACAAAATCCCCCTCCTTGCACCAAGGCCCATCGGGAAACTTATCTTGATCTTTGTAAGCAAGAGAACCCATCTTCACCACCAGACCAACAACGGTGGCGGTCTCTTCCTTCTTTAGTAAATGATCGGGACGAACAATCTGACTGTTTTCGTAGGTCTCGTCCAACTTTGGTATTGCAATCAATAACTTATAGCCCATTGGGGTGGGCATCCGTAAATCACTCATCAGGTAAATCCTCCAGTAAACGTACTACACGTTGAAGACCCTTTATTTCACCCAGCACCTCTCTATACGACGCATAGTCGGGCGCTGGTTGATGGGTTACAGAATCAATCAGTGAACGCTGTTCACCTTTTATTTCTGTTATTAGCCATTCCTTGAAGTCCAAGTCTTACTCCTTCCGTTAATTGCTTGCCTTCAAACTCCTGCGCTCGCAGAGCTAAATCTTTCTGCTTGTCAGCGGCTTTAACGGCAAGTTGCGCTCCGGCGATTTCCGCCTGAGTATCGATGCGTTTGGTTTCCCGTTCGTTCTTTGCCTGTTCGGCTTGGGCTTTCAACGCTAGTTCGGCTTGGTCCATTGCCTTCTTATGCTCAAACTCCGCTTGTTTTAGCTGGAATTCGGCCTGTTGAAGTTGCAGGATCGGATCTTGGGCTTGTTGTTGGGCTTGTTGTTGTTGAGTCTCCGCCTGATCCTTCTGGAGCAGTTTGTCTGAGGCCATCGCCACAGCACGGGAGAGTTCAACTTCAATGTCTTCAGGTAGAGCTTCGTCTTCTGGGGGGAGCGGAACGCCCAGCATCTTCTCAATCTCGATGCGATATTGGAAGGCGAGGTGTTCTGCGATGTGCGCTTGCATAGCGGCTTGTATGGCTTGGGCGTTGGGGCTTTGTCCAACGAGTTGCAGGATCTTGGGGTCTTGGGCCATGTTCATATGGACCCTCATATGGGCCTCATGGTCTTGATACAGGAACGCTTTGACGGGCTTACTGTTCAAAATGTCCATGTTTTCCGCCACAGGATCTTGCGGCTTGAAGTCATCTTCAAGGGGAACGATCTTATCGACATCCTTAATCCCCAAAACCTCCAGCATCTGGCGGTGTAGAAGAGGAAGGTTGTAAATATCTGGCGCTCCTTGGGCCAATTGGAGGGCGGCTTGGTACTGAACCACCTTCTGGGCCATTGTGGAAGCGTTTGGGTCGGAGACAGGTATAACTTCCACCATGTCGTAGTCCGACATCTTGGCGAGGGGGCCACCCTCGGTCTCATAGTTATAGATTGGCGGGGTGTAATCCCGGACAATGGAGGCAAGCAGTTTAAACTCGTGGCGCATTGCAACATGGACACGGGCTTGAACGGCGGATTGGACCTTAAGGGTCCGTTCTAGAATGGCTAATGTTGTGCCGACCGGCGTTTGTCCGGACATATCGGCAATTTTTAGGTCCGCCACAGAGGCAAACCGGCGACCTTCTTCCACAATGGTGTTCATTAGGTTGAACAGGGTGGCGGAAGGCTCTTTATAGGGCAGGGGAATGATCGAATCTTTGATCGTCATGCCTGTTACATCCACATCCCGCCACTCGCCCGGGGCGATGGGGGTGTCATCGCCCTTCACCCGGAGGTCTTTACTCTTAAATCCGCCGGGTAAATTGGACAAAGTACCGGCATCGACCAGTTGTCGGAGCAGGGAGGTTGCAGATTCAGCGAATCCGCCCACCAAATGGATCAATCCGAAGCCATAAAAGCCGTATCCGGGGATGTAGATGTAGTGGACGAAGTGCATCCGCTTCTGTTTGATGGGGTCATCTTCGATGTAATTGCGTCGAACCGCCAAAACTTCCCCGCTTGAAAGCATCGTAATGACATAGGGAAGGGCGATTTGGGTGGTATGACCGTCTTTTTTATCTTCAAACCCGGGCAGATCCAGTTCGCAATGGACCTCGTAGATCGTATACCGCTCGTCTTTGATGGCGGAAATACCGGTTTCTTCGTTCTGACGCTTCTCAATCTCGGTCCGGATCTCTTGTGGATCAGGAAGATCGATGTCTTGGTAGAAACCCTGAGACATGAGCTTACGGATTTCATTCTCGGTCTTTCGCATACGGTGGGTAATACGGGGGGAGGACTGGAGATCCGAAGCGCCGTAGGGAACAATGATGTCTTCGGCGGGGACAAACATCGCCACCTGCCTGTTTAAACTGGGGTCGAAGTAAACCTTTTTAAACGCTGATCCGGTAATCGGAAGAGACCAAAGGAGTCGTTCATGCTCAGACCTGTATTCCGGCATTTTCTCGGTCAACTGGTAGTTCATGTCTTCTTGAACTCGACTTGCCGCCTGAGTTTTATCCGGGGTCACCTTCCCGATAATCTGGGTTTTTACCGGGCCAGAGGCTGGGAAGGTTGAGATAATCGTTTCGGACTGGAACCGGACAACGGCTTCTGAAAGGATGGGGTGGAAGACTCCACAGGCTCCATCCCACGGCTCGGTCCTTTCTTCCATCTTCAGGCCCAAAAGCCGGATACCTTCGGCGTAGGTTCTCTCCCACTCTTTGCGGGAATCCAGATCAATCTTAATTAAATCAAGGACTTCGTCGGCAACCTTAAGAAGTTCGTCCTCATCAATCTCGGAGGCTAGGTTCTCTTCAAAGGTGACTTCCTTGGCTTCGATCTCAACTTCTAGCCCATCTTCATCGGACTCAATCTCAATCTCGATCTCAATGGGTGGGCCTTCGGCTTCCAGTCGAAGACCTTCGGGGAGTTGGTTGAGTGCTTTTTCAATTGCCATTTAGTAATACCTCGCCTTGCGGGGGATGAATGTGGAGTCCGCCTCATCGGTCGGGATCTGAATAAATCCGCCTTGTCGAAATCTCAATAACGCCTGACTGGTGGAATCCACCAAGTCATCGTGATCACCATTGGGGAAGGAGGCCACTTCTTCCATAACCTCTTCCGCCCATCTTTTATCAGGACACCAGACGAGTCCTGAAGCAAATAAATCGGATATAGCGTTTACACGGGCTATCTTATCTGAACCTTTGCTCGGTGTGTACTCCGACATTGGAATTCCCATCTTTCTCATCTCATAGATCAGGGGCGCACCCGCCGCCTTTTTCTCAACGATCAGGGTGTCGGGGTTCCATTCTTTGTACATCTGATAGGCCATTTGCTTTAATTCTGGAAATTCCATGCGTTCCTTGAACGCATCCAAAAGAATAATGTTGGCGTAATCAAAACCCTCGTTATTCGTTTTGTAGAAGATTCCCCATGTGGTACAGGCGGAGTAGTCCGCCCGATTATTCTTTTCAAAGGCTGTGTCCCAAGACTGGATGATGTATTCACATCTCGGTGGTTTTTCATCCTCCCAGATCTGCCACATATCCCGCTTGATAATTGCGCCTTCCTCAGACGTTGGGTT